ATCCATTTAGATGCACGTATCCCATATGTTGAAGTAGGAGCAAGGCGTGACTTCACCCTCAAACGTGAGGTCAGAAAACGCAAGATCCCACTTGTAAATGATTCAGCAATGCTGATTCCTATCTTGGATCGTCGGATCAAGGACGTTGAAGGTTCTAATGATTACTATTTATTTGGTGATGATTGGACCTCAAGATATAAATCAGGGATTGATCAACATAGAAGAATCTATGAATCAATAACTGACGATCTCGGTTACACATTTGATGATCGAGGAGAGAAAAGAACGCCTTATTGTTTAAGACATTCTTTCTGCACTTGGTCACTTAGGGATGGTAAATGTATTGAAACTACTTCTCAATTAATGGGACATTCTAACCTCAATACAACACGCCGTTACCTACACTTAGTATTAGATGATTATGTCGAGTCCATGCCAGCCTCAACCCAATTGGCTAAAGTAATCTAGTGAGTCTTCTGAGTACTGATTTGAGCACATTGGTTTACCGCAAATGGTAAACGGCTTATAATTAGTACTCAAGGATCGCTGAGATCGCTTGGTATCACAGGGGAGTGTGGCGGAATTGGTAGACGCACCAGACTTAAAATCTAGGTTAATCACAATCATCTTTTAACACGAGGCTTAGCTAAGAAGTTAAGCCTTCTTTCTAAAGTCAGTGATACCAATATGTATCGTATCCACTTAGACACACAACTCAATCTAGTGAGCTTAATTTATGCCAACACCGCATCAGATTGATGAGCAGATTAAGCATGAACGTGCCGCAATTGCTCAAGGATTAAAGAGACTTAAGGAGAATACAAAAAGGCTTGAAGAAAAAGATTATGCTTCAGCTTCTGTGTACGGAATAACAACAATTGATGCATTATTACCATTAGTTGTTGAAAGAATTAAAGAAACAAATACGAGAATTCATGAAGGACATACTGGACAATCTTTCGTAGAAATTAAACAATATTTAGCTGATATTGAGCCACTTGCAGCTGCGGCTATAACGTGCAAAATCACAATTGATAAGGTATTCAGTCATAAAGATGAAAGTAATCAAATAGTAAACATATGTGATGCCATAGGGCAGGGTGTAGAGAACGAATGCAAGATGCGTCACTTTGAAAGACACGCTCCAGGTTTGTTAGAGACTCTTAAAAAGAACTATTGGCATCGTGCTATAGGGACAGATCAAAAGGTTGTTGTGATTCAAACACTTATGAATCGTTACGAAGTACAACAATGGCAAGCATGGGGACGAGGTAATCGAGTCAAGCTTGGAGGCTGGCTTTTGAATTGTGTTATTGAGACAAGCAAGTGGTTTGAGAAAGAAATTATCTATAAAGGCAAAAAGAAGAACAGTTACGTAGTACCTACACCTGAGTTCATGGCTATCAAAGATCAGGTCATGTTCAATGCTGAGTTGTTTAGCCCACTAGCTTGGCCAATGTTAATTGAGCCAAATGATTGGACACCTGAAAGAAAGGGAGGATATCTCCTAAACGAAGTGATGAACGGGCATGACATGGTTCGCAGGAGCGAGTCGTCATGTATACAGGGAGAAAGACCTTTTGCGTTCCTTAATAAAATCCAAAAGGTTGCTTATACCCTGAACCCTTTCGTTGTTGAGGTAGCTGAAATACTCCAACGGAAGGGTGTAGCGGTGGGAAAGTTCCTACCAATATGTCATCACGAGCTACCACCCAAACCTGTTGACATAGCTGACAATGAAGAATCTAGAAAGAAATACAGAAGAGAAGCAGCTGAGGTATTAAATCTTCAAGCTCAAGAGTTTAAGAAATCTTGTCGTACTCGTATGACAATGGAGACAGTAGAACGCTTTAAAGGTAAAGAGCGTTTTTATATCCCACATTCATTTGATTATCGTGGTCGTGTATACGGTATACCCGCCTTCTTAACAGTTCAAGATACTGACTTTGGGAAAAGTCTGATTAGATTTGCTGATGAATCCTTCATGGATGATGAGGCAGAGAGATGGTTAAGATTTCAAGTAGCTACGACGTATGGGTTAGATAAGGAGACATTAGATGATCGTCTCAGCTGGACATACTCAAATGAAGATTTAATAGAGAGAATTGCAACTGATCCAATAGGTAACCTTCATGAATGGGAGGGAGTTGAGGAACCATGGCAATTCCTTAGTAGCTGTGATGAGTTCTATCACTGTGTAATCAAGAGAGACCGGATAAGCACTGGTCTACCAGTAGCTATAGACGCTACATGTAGTGGCTTACAGATCCTCGCAGGTTTGGCTAAAGATAAATCAACAGCTGAACTCGTTAATGTAATACCTAGTGATAAACCACAAGATGCTTATAAAGTAGTAGCTGAAAAATCTAAACCAAATATCCCTGAGAAGCTACGTCCTGAATGGGATCGTAAATGTACAAAGAGGACTTGTTTAACCATACCTTACAATGCAAAGCCCTTCTCGAATCGGACGTACATTAAGGAAGCCTTAAAGGATAAAGATATAGAGATTGACAAGGATGAGTTAACCCAAACAGTTAAAGCTGTTAGAGATGCCATGGACATAATTGTTCCTGGACCTATGAGGGTTATGAAATGGATAGAGGATGAGGTCAGTAAAGCTATCAAGCGTGGAGCTGATCATCTTGAATGGGTAACACCATCAGGTTTTGTTGTCTCTCAAAGAATCTTTAAGAAAGAATTTGAACGTATAACCTTACAAGTCTTAGGTCAATGCAACATGAGAGTCTCTACTGGAGATTCTGACAAGGTTGATAAGGCTAGACATAAAGCTGCTACAGCTCCAAATCTTATCCATTCATTAGATGCCTCATTGTTGTGTCTTTCAGTTTTAGAGTTTGATAATCCAATAGCTCTGATACATGATTCAGTTCTATGTAGAGCTACAGACATGACTGAGTTATCCAGAATTGTCAGAGAAAAATACATGTACCTGTTCGCAGAACATGATTACCTAACAGATTTCGCTAACCAGATAGGTGCGGAAACTGAACCACCGATTATAGGAGACTTGAAACCAGAATCCGTAATTGAATCCACTTACTTTTTTTGTTAATGAGAAACATCCACGTCACACCTGATCCCGTAGTATTAGAGGGATATCAGGCTGTAATGAAGCCAAGTCAGTACGGCTATAGCTTGAGAGCTGTAGTAGGTAAGGACTTAATAGATAAGTTAGAAGAGGAAAGAGTTGATGCTTTAAAGTGGGCTGAGTCTAAGCTCAAGAACCCACGCCGCAGCAGTTTAAAGCCCGAGCCTTGGGAGGAGGTCTCCGATGGAAAATACATCATCAAGTTCTCATGGAGTGAGGACAAAAGACCACCAGTGGTCGATACAGAAGGTACTCCTATTAGTGATGCTAATACTCCTGTCTACGCAGGGTCTACTGTCAAGCTAGGCTTTATACAGAAGCCTTACCTACTGAAAGATGGTATCTCCTACGGCACGTCTCTGAAGCTCTCTGGAGTACAGATCGTGACTGTTAAGGGAGGAGCTGGAGTAGATACTGGAGACTTAGGACAAGAGGAAGTATCAGAACTATTTGGTAAGACTAAAGGTTATAAAACTAGTGAGCCTAATGTTGAGGCAGCTGGTACTCCAGCATCAGTAGAAGATGATGACTTCTAATGTTCAGGTCTGAGTTAGAAGAGAAGGTCTCAGATTTGTTATGTGAATTGAAAATTGATTATGAATATGAACCAACAAGGGTTCCATATCAAATACAACATAACTATTCTCCTGACTTTCTCTTACCTAATGGTATCTACCTAGAATGCAAAGGCTACTGGGATAGTACAGACAGAAGAAAGATCAAGAACGTAGTGGAGCAACACCCTGAAATAGACCTAAGAATGGTCTTTCAGGCTCCCTACAACAAGATCTCTAAGAAATCTAAAACAACGTATGCCCAATACTGCGACAAACTCGGTATTAAATGGTGTGCGTTTCACACAATACCAATGGAATGGCTCATCTAGAGAGCGAATTCGAGAGGCATATACCTTGTGATAACTGTGGCAGTTCAGATGGGAACTCACTTTATTCTGACGGCCACACTTATTGCTTTGTATGCCAAACCCGTACCTCTGGGAATGAGGAAATTATTCACAATCACAAAATGTCTACCAATGTACAACTCAAAGGATCAGCCCAAAGGCTGCAACGTAGAGGGATATCAGAAAAGACAAACCAAAAATACAAAATCTTCCGAGACGGAGAACTTCTACGCTTCCATTATTTCACAAGCGATGGAATACTTCAGGGAGCAAAGGTAAAGACCAAGCAAAAGGATTTCTATTATGAAGGAAACAGTACTGATACTCTGTTTGGTCAGCATTTATTTCCTAGTAGCGGTAAACGGATCATTGTTTTTGAAGGTGAATTAGACGCTGCCTCTGGCTATGAGGCAATGACAGGTTGGCCACACGTATCACTACCACATGGAGCTGCTAGTGCTAAAAAAGATATTCAAAAACAAATACCCCTTTTCCAAGGCTATCAAGAAATTGTCTTATTCTTTGACAATGATGAGGCTGGAAGAAAAGCAGCGGAGGATGCTGCATCAGTACTACCACCTGGGAAGGTCAAGATTGCAAGGCTCGAATCCTATAAAGACGCTTCAGAAGCTCTGCAAGCAAATGACTCAGAAGCCATAAGGCGAGCTATATGGGATGCCAAGCCATACCAACCTGACGGGATAGTCGATGGTAAGAGTCTCTTAGAGCTTGTCACCACACCCGAACCACCATGCAATCATGAGTATCCCTTCAAAGGACTACAACAAAAAACACACGGAATTAGATACGGCGAGCTTACTACGATTACTGCAGGAACTGGCTCTGGAAAGAGTTCCTTCTGCCGTCAACTTGCAACTCACCTACTCGAAGCAGGGGAGCAAGTCGGCTATCTGGCTCTGGAAGAATCAAATAGACGAACAGCTCTAGGCTTAATGTCTACAGCTGTAGGAAAACCATTACATCTTGGAGGCTATGAGAAACAAGAACTCGAAAATATATATAGATCCTCTATTGGTAATTGGAATCTTTACCTTTATGACGGGTTTGGTAGTTTTGACCCTCAAGTCATTTATTCACGCATCGAATATCTCGCCTGTGGATTGGAGTGTAAGGTTATATTCCTCGATCACCTAAGTATATTATTGTCTGGGCTTGATGGTGAGGAGAGACGAATGATAGACAAAACTATGACTGATTTAAGGTCATTAGTTGAACGTACTGGAATACATCTCTTCTTAGTTAGTCATCTTAGACGTACTCAACAAGACAAGAATCATGAAGAGGGAGCAAGAGTGACTTTGGGACAACTCAGGGGATCTGCGAGCATAAGTCAACTAAGTGACAATTTAATAGCACTCGAAAGAAATCAACAACAAACCGATAGCAACACTACCTTACGAGTCTTGAAAAATAGATACAGCGGAGAGGTGGGCGTTGCAAGCGAACTCCAATATGACTTATCCAACTGCAGATTTAGTGAGAATGAGACTACGGAACCATCCTTTCTACGTGGGACCAGCGAAACCACGGATTTTTGAAGAAAGTGAATACGAACATCCTTGGTATGAACATGCTAAGGAACCAGAAAAACTTAATAAACCAGAGCCACCTACTGAGGAGGCAAAAAAGAAAGCTCAGTTTAAAGACAAAACTTATACGTGGCAGAAGAAATGACTCTTGTATTTGACCTTGAAACCAATGGTCTCTTACCTGACGTAACACGCATTCATTGCCTAGCTATATATGACTCTACGACTGACACAGTTGAAACTTACAACGATGAAAAGAACAACAGATACTCCATTTCTGAGGGAATTGGTAAGTTACTTGTTGCTGACACGCTTGTTGGTCATAACATTATTGGTTTTGATCTCCCGTGTCTTAGCAAACTATATAACTATTTCTCTCCCCGTGCTCGCATTGTTGATACTCTTCTTTTATCACGTCTATACCATCCAAATATCTTAGATATAGACAGGAAACATGAGTGGCGACAAATGCCATTACAACTATATGGTAGACATTCACTTGAATCCTATGGTTATAGGTTAGGAGAATACAAAGGAGCGTTTGGCAAGACCTCTGATTGGTCCGAATGGAGCCAAGAGATGGAAGATTACTGTGCTCAAGATGTTGTAGTAACCACAAAATTATGCGACCACTTTCACCCCTACCTGACTGGGTCTCGTTAGAGCACTCAGTTGCACAAATACTTACACAACAAGAATTACATGGATGGTACTTTGATGAACCAGCTGCATGGGAACTTGAATCGTCTCTCAGAAAGGAACTTGAGGAACTTAGTAGAGTACTTCGCAACAGGCACACTTACATCGGAGGATCAAGCTTTTCTCCGAAACGATCTAATAAACGAACAGGATATATTGAAGGAGCTGAATTCACCAGACTAAAAGAATTAAACCCTACCTCTAGAGACCATATTGCATGGATACTGACTACTCATTATGGATGGACACCCTCATCAATAAGCTCGAACGGGAAGCCCGTAGTAGACGAAATCGTTCTCAAGGACATTGGGACGGATATTGCTCTGGATTTTCTTCGGTGCTTGGAACTGAAGAAGGCGTTAGGGATGATATCAGAAGGCGTGAACGCATGGCTCAAGCTATGTACGACATCTAGTCGAATCCATCACAGCTGTTCAGTTGCCACAAATACATTTAGATGTTCACATCGAAAACCAAATTTAGCCCAAGTACCAGCAGATGAAAAATTTAGGAAATTATTTAAAGCATCCCCTAACATGGTTATGTGCGGCGGGGATCTTAGTGGGATTGAGCTTAGAATATTATCCCATTATCTTGCGAAATATGATGATGGACGCTATGCCGACATCCTTATCAACGGAGACATTCACCAAGTCAATGCCGACAAAATTGGCATTACCCGAAGGGCTGTCAAAACCGTAACGTACGCCTTTCTTTATGGGGCATCAGCAACTCGCATAGGTAAGAGCTATGACAAACAACTATCAGATAATAAGGCAGCAGCTAAAGGAAAAGAAATTCGAGATGCCTTCATCAAAGCCATCCCTGGATTATCAGAA